CGATCCCAAGTGGCTTGGGCATTAGGCGCAAAGAGAAGTCTTGAGGCGATGAAAGAAATCTCACGCTTCAAGAAGATCATCAAGCGACGAACATTGATTCGGTCAAGAGCACTTGCTGTTTGCTGTAGAGTCTTTTGACCGAATATCACAATACCCTCGGCTGGGAACTTAGCGATTGGGTTAATGTTGTTTTCGTAGAGATCATCACGATCGTCAGATGTTAATCTCTGTGAAACATCCAGTACAGGAACACCAGCGGCACCTTCACTCAGTCCACCACGGGTGAATCCAGCAGGGGCGAACCAAGGAGCCTGGAGTCTGTCAGTGTTAGACAAGACACCGAGGGCAGCAACCGATGGTGGTGCCCAGAGTCTCTGGTTGGTTTCAGTGTCCAAGATACTTACCCAAGGGTAGTACGTTGCACCATAACTGTTGTTAAGGCTTCGACCTTGGATATTGGCAACTGCGAGAGTCACTGTGCTGCTAGCATTTCGAGTTTGATAGTTGCCTAGTGCTTCAGTGTCTGGCTTGTAAGCGTTAGGAATATCAATGATTGCTAGAGCATCACCACGCTCTTCTGCTGTCTCAAGAAGATCATTTGTTACTACCTTTTCAGTAATTCCAGGAATCGTGATTGCGTTCATAGAAACATCATCTGGATCTGAGACAATATTAATTGCTTTTTTCAGAGAATATATTTCATATGAGGTGGTTTCTGTCTTCTCGCTCATTCCAGAATTTCGGAATGGCTCACGCTCAGTAATGTCTAGACCATCAAAGCCGCCGAAAAGCGTAGTGGTGAATCTATCAATTCCCAACCCGAGAGGTGTGGTATAGTTATTTGATCCTAATGCACTAAGACTTACACCTGTGGAGCGATATGCATTATTATAGGCATAACCCTCTGAAACAGACCCGGAAATGTTATCAAGCGAGAACACCCAGGGGATAACAATAGCTGAAGATCCTGAATTATTAGCAGTAACGCCCTCAATATCCAACGCTGGGTCGGCTGGGTTCGTGTTATTTGAAGCGTCAAAAGATCTAGCTCTTAGCATATCAGTTATCTCTGGATTAAAGAATGTATCGCTACGTGAGCGACCTGTCCAGGCACCCCAGAAAGTACTCTTTGTATTTTTTGGAGATCCATTAGTGCTACTTAAACGCAAAGGAACTCCTGGGAATCTGATGGATCCAGTAAAGAAGTTACTAGCTGGGCGTCCAATGATAGATGTATCTAGAATACCGGCACCTGTATTGCCAGCGTAACCCGCCGTTCCATAAGATGCAGAGTTAGCTCCATCAAGCATCGTTTCTACGTTGCCCCTAACAGACATGTCTGTAAGTGTGCCAAAATTTTGGAAACCAGCCGAACCACTAGTTAACGAAACATCACGGTACTTGGTAGGCCCGAAGACACCAAATGGCAACCATCGTGTTTCACCAGAACCAGCAGCGACATCATCGCTCATTACGACACGGATATAGTTTGATTGGTTTTCAAATTCACCATAATCTATATTACGTTGCTCTGTGGCACTATAGACGCAGTATTTATCACCAATTCTTTTTGCAATATAATTCTCAGAGGCTGGATTGAGGTTCAACTCATCATAGCGCTCAAGAATAACTTGTCTATTATCTGTGTCATTGAGGGCACGAACCAAGACTGAAAAGGAGCCGTAGGATTGGAAATCTCCTGTAGGTGCTTTGATATTTGAAATAGAAACCTTAACCTCTTTTTGTGCCCATTCGCCAGCAGTGAGTGCTTCCAAGCGGAATAGTCTTTGTTGAGTGTGTGCAGTATAGTCAGCGTGGTTATCTGATAAATCTTGAGAGATGAACCAACCTGTTGTTCCCTTTGTTGCAGCAGCACGCCAGTTATTTTGCTGACTTGTGTTAGTGCCATTAATAGCCATTGGTAGAATGGCAGCTTGGTATTTGGTGGTATCACCGCCAGACAGCAAACCAATGTTTCCAGTAGTTGCATTCTGAGACGAGTACTCAAAAGACTCACCAAGCCAGTAAAAACCGCCCTGATAATATGTCCGGGTAGCAGCCTCTGTAATAGCGCTATTTGTAATCGTTGGATTGGTATTCAATACGGTGCGAATAAAGTTTGGACTATTTGGATCCAAGCTCAATTTTAACGTACTGGATGAACTTCCCGTGATAAAAGTTAGCTTAAAGTCGTCATCACTTGCAACTTCTACAAGAGTGCAGCCAACGTTGCCGCCGGCGCCGTTCAGAAGAACTCGCCCGTTAGTATAAAACTGAGCAGCAACTGCTCCTGTGACGGCTGTTCCAGTAAGAGCATTATTGTGCGATGCCGAAGGGAAAACCACAAGGGCGTAAACGCCGCCGTTAGCAACAGTGCCAGCAGCATTGACTTCCCAACCTGCTTTACCACCGTTAGCGTCAGTAGCGCCTGAAGACTGGTCGCCGAGAACTCGCACGAAAGTCAATGGAGAGTTGTTTCGGAGCCAAGCCTTAGCAGCAAAGGGTGCGTAGGTAGGAGCAGTATTGTTGCCCTCACGCCAAATATCGCCACCTTCGTTTCCAGGGACAGGATTACCAAAAGTCTGAACAAATTCAGAATAGGAATTCACCGTAATAGCTTTATCAGCCGGTCCCTTGCGAGAGCGACCAATAACTACTGGTCCAACCTCTGTTGGGGTGGCTGGGAGTTGTGATTGATCTATCTCATCAACAAATACTCCTGGTGAAATAAACTTAAACTTTTTAGTGGAGTTATTAGCCATCGAAATGTATTCTCCTCGGTCTTAATCGTATAGTAAGGTATCTAGCAATTTACACTAAATACCAATAATAAATAGTAGGGCGGTATTCGAAACGCCGGGTTCATTATCTTCTGTATTTATCTTTTCTGCCCGCATGGAACTCAGGCTCGTCGCTAAGCACAGTTCTCTCACGTCCAATTGTAACCTCAGCAGCCGATTCTCGAACAACAACAGCAGGCACATCTTCGTTTTTATCGGCTCCTAAAATATACCCCAAGACAGTAATTGTAGTGGTAGACTTAAATATGCGTTCATCAGTCCCTAGTCCTGAGTTGTTCCCCTCGTTAGTAAAAGTTTCGTCGCCAAAGGCTTCATAAACATTACCCTGATATTCGATTTTAAACGCCACAGGGGTTGAAAACCGTCCCATAAAAGCTGAAATTATCTGATTCATTTGCTGTTGGAACTCAGCGACCATCTTGATTTCATAAGTAACTTCAACAAATGTTGGCATAGGAACATATAATGTATCGTATACTACTTTCTCATTATCAAAAGGAAACGTACTTTGCTTAAATGTTCTTTCTGCCGTAGCATTAGCACGCAGTCTTGATTTGTCTTGATTAACCCTACGAGCAATAGGAATTGCTCCGCCTTTTTTATAAAACCCAAAGTAAGGCGGAATATACACACCGTACTTACCCTTATTAGCAGGGTTGTTTATCATTTGACCTCTAATAATAGATATAAGAGGGTATTCTAGTGTCCTCCCATTCTTTCTTAGTTCGGGGTCATCTTTGATCGAAAATGCTCTTTCAGGCGAAGCAAACAAAACAGGGACTTTCTTGAAGCCCTCATTTGTGTTGCAAAACACATTTACATCGTCGTTTACATAGTTAAAAAGCGCACGGTCGATGTCTTCTATAGTAGAGGGACGAAAACCGTATCTTGCATCTAATTCTTGATTTAATTCTGTCCTCTTAGGCATAATTCAGTTTCCTATATTCTTTTTCCGGGATTGAACAAACCCTTTCTAGCCTGACGGCAAGTTGCCTGGACAGCCATAGCCTGCCCATCGGCAAAATCTGCATCTTGACCAAAAAGGTATCGAGAGTCTTCAAACACATCTACTATTTCAAAATACTGTGCATCATATTGAACAAAATCACCAGGTCGCACAAACAAGTTTTGGTCCTCTACGAGTCTTCTTTTGTGAAAGTTTACTGTAATACTAAAAAGACTGTCAAACCCAAACTCTGTTTGAGTTCGTTCGGATCCCTCATATGTTACAAGTGAATAAACTCTTATTGGAGGTAGAAAAGTTTTTTCTATCGCCTCTCCATAGAGATCATTGTAGTTTGTTGTCTTCATATCAAGTGGAAAATATAAAACTTGTTGCCCGACAACGTGCTCAATGACCTCATCATTAATCTGTTTTACAAAATCTCTCTCTGCCTTCCCTACAAACAAGGGAGGCGGAGGATTAGTAGGTTGTGTCCATCTGTTTTGAGACATCTATTTAACCCACATAGATACCCATTGGGATTTTCCCAACGACTTCTTGAAGGTTGTTCATCATCTGAGCGTCTCCCTCTGCTAATGTACCGTAAGCCATCTCATCAAGAACAGTTTTAAGCTCATCTCTAAGAGCGTTTTGTTCTTCTTTTGCCTCGGAAATCAAAGCTGGTCCGTTAAGGGTCACTTCATTTCCTGGTATTGGTATAGAGGCGAGCTTTGATCTGACTTGTCCGAGAGTCTCTTTTGCTAATGATAGGGCAAAGCGACGGATCCACTGTTTGCCAATGCTGTTAATAAATTTGTAGGGAACATTAGGAAATGGAAGCGTGTTCATATTGCTTACACCATCCGCTCCATATTTTCTTGTTGGGTCTTCCTGAAATGCATCCTCTGCCACTCTAAATTCTACCCAAAACTTTGCGGGGTTAATCGCAGAGGGAGTTGGAAAAATTCTTAGTTTATTATTATTGATCCGAAATGAGTAATGTGAAGCCCTAACATTTAAATCTTCTTCAAAAGCATAAGCCTGTAAAACATTTTGCCAGGCTGGGACTAACTGAAATTGGCTATCGTCAGCATACATTCCATATGTAGACAAATTACCCACAGCGCCGATTGCATAGCCACCAAAAAAGTTCCACATTGACTGTGGAGTTTTATAATATACCCTTTGAATAGTAATAGCGTTCATACCTACACTATTAGTAAATGGGGTTCCCGCTACTAATGACGCACTATAAATAATATCTTGCAAATCATAGTCTTGTTGATTTTGAATTGCGTCAAACGATGCAGAATATATTGTTTGAGAGGCTCCGACTCCAGCGTGAAGGCTTACGCCTCGTCCAACGTGAGTGGCATACCCCAACTGGAATCGTGGGAACTTAAGATTAGGTTTGCTTGTTAATCCTCCTGAACCTGAATATTCAGTGAATTCACCATCCTCGTCAAAAGAGCCGGTTGTGTTACCAAGCATATCCGACAGAACATTTTTAGCCTGATGAGTGTTTACTAGATATGAGTACTCTAGACAAGACTCTTCATACGCATTGTAAACAATGGCCGGAGTAATTTCTAAATCTAAAACTCTACCTCCGAGTTTATTAAAAGTATAAGATACTTGATCAACAGCACCACTTATAAAAGCTGAAGTATTGTAGATTCCGTACGATAGAGAACTTATAACATCGGTTAAAGTTCCTGTTGCTGGTAATACAACAGCACTTACTGTACTTACTGGTTGAAGGTTTGTAGGCATTATTGGTCCTCGCTTATTGTATAAATAGTTTTAGTCTTCCCTATTTTATCCTCAAATAAGAAAACCCCGCCTCAAGGACGGGGTTCTCCTAGTTTTATTCAACTCAACAGAGTGAATTAGTAACCAGCTACGTCAGCAACCAAGTCTGTACAGATCACAAGTCCATACATATCTGGTCTAACCATCTTCTTGGCGTAACGGGTCATTACTCCCTTGCGTGGTACAAAATCTTCTGTACCAAAGATGGTAGGTGTGACTTGCAGTGGGACGTAAGGAGCATAAACATATCCGCTTTCGAGGAAGCTAGTTCCTTTTCGTCCAACCAGAAGAAGGTTTCTTGTGAAGTAAGGATCGACATAGATATCCATCTTACGACTAATTGAACCAACTTGATTAACACCCCAAGAACCGCCAGTTACGTCATCTACAGCAGCAGATGCCCTAAAACCAGCAGTAAATTCGAGAATGTTAGCTACTTCAGGAGAGCAGACAAGGAAGTTAGCTCCGCCTCGCAGCGTCTTACGATGAATGCGAGCACTTACTTCATTAACTGTTTCAAGAAGCGTTTCATACCACTCAGAAACTGTACCTGTAAAATCAGGATATGTAGTGCCATTGATAACAGCACCAGTTTCACGATTTAAAAACTTGCCTGGGCTGCGAGACCAAAACAATGTTCCGGCTGTAGCACCTTTAACAAGATCTTCAAGAATTTCCTGATCAATCTCAAGAGCAACCTGCTCAGACAAGATACTTGTTAGCTCAACTTCGGCGTCGAGGTTGTGGTAAGCATTTAAATCTTGAGCCAACTCAGGAGACCATTTTGCTTTGAGCTTCTTAGTCATAGCTGTAACGGCAATAGAATCAACTTTGATGTCGATTTCTGGAATATTAACGTTTGCTTCAAGTCCCCAGGTGGCGGTGCCTTTGACAGAGCCAAGAGCATCACCACTTGTGAATCCATCAACCATTGGATAGAAAACTTTACTAATCCCAGCAAGATGACCACTAAACTCATCTATAGTGCCACTACCAGCAGTCTGGACAAAAACCATCTGCAAACGTGAGGTGCTAGATCCTGAGAAGTTAGTTAATCGACGAACGTGATATGCAACGCCGCCTGATGCATATGTGAAGACACCAGGTGCGCCGGCTCCTCTCTGTGCCGTCATTGCTACCAGATCATCCAAATTAAGATCGCTTGGAACATTATGTCTGGCAATAGCGTAAAAGCTTGTGCCAGAAACGAACGTTGGATCAGACTGCAATACGTCAAACAAATAGCCGCCTGGACTTGTGGCAACATCGCCATAAGTTCCTGAGACTTCAAGTGTGAGACCATCTGTGGTAGAGGATGTTGGACTAGAGAAACCGTTGTTCAATGTGTAAGCAGAAAGCTGACCATTGTTATTTGCTAGATCGATACCGCCAGTGATTTGAGATGCGACACGACCACCGCCATATACCGAAGTGTCGGGAGCCTGAGCAAGACGGGCAGCAGCGCCGCCAGTTGCACTCATACCAGCGTCACCAGAAAAGGTGAAATCTAGAAAGAAGATGAGACCGCTTGGCAAAGACATTGGCTGAACAGATACAAGATCTTGTGCCAACAATTGACCAAAAACACGACGAACAATTGGAAATGCTACGGCTGAAAAGCCTTGCACATCACCAGCGGCCATTGTGCTGGATTCTTTAAGAAGCTGAGCGGCTTGGTTTTCCAATAAACGAGCCATGTTGGAACGATTAATATCGTCCATTCCTTCTAAAAGTCCTGTCTTTTCCCACTTCTCTAATAGAGCCTCACTTTCGTTAGCAAGAGAGCGTTGTCTAATGCCTTCTGTGAGAGTGTTTATAATAGACATTTTTTTATTCCTTTAAATTATATGAAAAAAGGGGAGCCCAACATTAAGCCAGGCTCCCCCCACTGATTTTCATCAGCTAGTCATTAGTAACCAGCTACATCAGCAACCAAGTCTGTGCAGACAACAAGTCCGTACATATCGGGACGAACCATCTTCTTGGCATAGCGAGTCATGACTCCCTTACGAGGCACAAAGTCCTCGGTACCAAAGATGGTAGGTGTGACTTGCAGTGGGACGTAAGGAGCATAAACATATCCGCTTTCGAGGAAGCTAGTGCCCTTGCGACCAACCAACAAGAGGTTGCGTGTGAAGTAAGGATCGACATAAATGTCCATCTTACGGCTGATAGAACCAACTTGCTTAACACCCCAAGAACCACCAGTTACGTCATCGACGGCGGCAGCAGCACGGAAACCGGCTGTGAACTCAAGAATGTTAGCAACTTCTGGAGAGCAAACGAGGAAGTTTGCACCGCCACGCAATGTCTTGCGATGGATACGTGCGCTTACTTCGTTAACTGTTTCGAGAAGTGTTTCGTACCATTCAGAAACGGTACCTGTGAAGTCTGGGTATGTAGTGCCATTGATAACGCCACCAGTTTCACGGTTCAAGAACTTACCTGGGCTACGTGACCAGAACAATGTTCCAGCAGTTGCACCCTTAACAAGGTCTTCGAGGATCTCTTGATCAATTTCAAGAGCAACTTGCTCAGAAAGAATGCTTGTCAACTCAACTTCGGCATCGAGGTTGTGGTAAGCATTCAGATCTTGTGCTAGTTCTGGAGACCACTTAGCCTTAAGCTTCTTAGTGATAGCTGTAACGGCAATAGAATCAACTTTGATGTCGATTTCTGGGATGTTAGGATTAGCCTCAAGCCCCCAACCTTGGTTGGTGGTATTTGCACCAACAACAGACCCTAGAGCACTACCATTGGTAAATTCGTCAACGAGAGGGAATGTTATCTTTGGAGAACCGACAGTCAAGGCGATTCTAGCTTCGTCAGCATCCTGGCTACTATTAGCAACCAGTCTAAGAGTACTTACACTAGAGCCAGAGAATGTTGTCAAGCGGCGAACCTGGAAAGCGTTGGAGGCAAGAACACCACCAGCACCAGAACCAGAAAGAACGCAAATGGCTACCAGATCATCTTCATTAAGACCGGCTGGCTTAGCGAATTTTGCAACAGTGTAGAAAGTTGTCCCAGAAACGAAAGATGGGTCGGATCGAAGAACATCATAAAGCAATCCACCAGGACTGGTCTTAACATCACCGTATGTACCGGAGTGCTCGACAGTATAAGTGGTAGCAATAGAAGCTGTTGGACTAGAAAAACCGTTGTTCAATGTGTAAGCAGAAAGCTGACCATTGTTACGAGCCAAGTCAACACCACCAGTGATCTGAGAGGCAACACGACCGCCGCCATAAACAGATGTACCACCAACCTGAGCCAAGCGAGTGTTGTTTAACATCGCTGCATCACCAGAGAAGGTGAAGTCTAGGAAGAAAATGAGTCCCGATGGGAGGCTCATTGGTTGAACAGACACGAGGTCTTGTGCCAAAAGCTGACCGAATACACGGCGAACGATTGGGAATGCAACTGCGGAGAAGCCCTGAACGTCACCAGCAGCCATTGTGCTGGATTCTTTGAGAAGCTGGGCAGCTTGGTTTTCTAGAAGACGAGCCATGTTTGAGCGACCGTTGTCGTCAAGACCCTCTAGAAGACCAGTCTTTTCCCACTTTCCGAGAAGAGCTTCACCTTCATTGGCAAGAGAGCGTGCTCTAATGCCTTCTGTTAGTGTTTCTAATACAGACATTTATTTAATCTCCTTTGATTTATTTTGTCTTTTTAATTGCTGCGAGAGTTGCCCAACGATTATATGTTGGACTGGATTCAGTAGTGTGTTCCTCTTTACGATTTCCACTAAGAATAACTGATGATCTTTTTGTTACGACTTCAGACAACGATTGTGGGGCAGTTTTTTTAATGCCCGCCATTGTCTTTTGAAGGGTTTCATAAACCATCTTCGCTTCTTCTACCGAACGTGCTCCAGAAACTAACTCAGCAATTTTAGCTTTTTGCTGCTCATTCAAGGAGGAATCTCCAAGAACACGGTTCGCATATAATAATCTTGCGTTTTGCAAGTTTATTTCTTCTAACTTATTTTTAACTTGCCCAAGGAGTTCCTTGAGGTTTTTATTTTCTCTTTTAAGCGCCTCTTGTTGAGGTGCGTCATTTTTCATATCTTTGCGCTTATTTTCTTCAGCATCTTCCTCATCCATGCCATCTGTTCTGATGGCTTCAACTTGCTCATCTTGCTCAACTTGGTCTTGAGTGAGGTTTTCTTCAGTTTTATCTAACTCTGCTTGAGGAACATCAACAACGAGCATTTCTTTAAACATATTTACAAGCTCATCTTGATCAAGCTCGACTTCATCGTCACGATTAGCGGGCATATCATCGTCAAGATTAATACCAACTTCATCTGCGACTTCTTCACGATCAAGTTCTACTGCCTCCTCTTCGCCCTCCTCAGACTCAGCGGCAGCAATAATATCATCAAGATCAACGACAACAATATCTTCATCGTCATCAGAAAGATGTGCCATTGGTACTTGTTCCATAGCAGTACTGTCTACTTCGACTTCTGCTTCTGGCTCCATGCCGAGACCCATTTCATCTTCTTGTTCCAAAAGTTTGCTTATAGCGTCTTTTACTTCGTCGTTGTATTTTTCGACGATGGCAGATTCTGCGCTTTTGACAGCGGCTTCACGAAGAGCCTTTGCGTCAACGATTGCTTGTTCTAGCATATTAGACATAGATATATCCCCTTTAATTGATGATATTACATCAAAATAAATAGTAGATTAAAAATGTAAACGACTAGAAATGTTAAATAGAGACACTACTAGATGAAGGACCTGCCTGTATTGTTAATATTAAAATTAAAATTACCAACAGGGAGCCACTTTGTTCCGCCCCAAATTAGAGAACAGCCTGCTCGATGAAATAATGGCCCATTATCTGGAAGATTACCAGAGAGAACAATCTGACCAACGGGAACATCTCCTGCTGAATCAATATTAGCACCTCCAATTGCTATTCCAGTGGACAACGGTCCAGTTGATCCGGATTTAATCATTGCTCTAATTTTCTTTTCTTGTCCTACAAAAGTACCATTTGCAATGGTAAAGTTTAGAGTATTATTTACAGCAAGTGAAGATGATGCATCTATGATTGTCAATCCTGTAGTGGCTGATATTGTACCGGCAGCAGTTAGCGTTTCAATCGCTGTTGAGCCAAAAGTTCCTGAAATCTTTGTTGATCCAGTTATCTCAAGTCCTGCTTGGTAAAGAGCTTTAAGAACGGCTTCACCGCCTGGGTGTAGCTCAACATTTGGACGAGGGAAAGAAGATACACGTTCTGTTGCTATTTCTACTCTTGGTGTTGTGCCGTCATTTTTAAGCTTAAACTCTGCATTACCAATATTTCTTTTTGCCCTGAAGCCGGCGTAACCTGATGATGAGCCATCACCACGAACCTGAATAAAGACGTCTTCGTTGTCTAGATCTTCACGTACCTCAAGTCTTGCTTCGGGATCAGCACACCCAATGCCAACAAGTGATGTGGAACCATCAACAAATATAGCTGGGTTATCAGTAGTATCAGCAGTGTCTATTCTTAAGGCTCCCGACATCTTTGTTGAGCCTGTGATTTCCAAGGTTGGAGAAGTTAGGGCAAGACGATTAGATCCGGGCGAATGAATGCTATTCGCCGTGTCTCTAAAGTTAATGCCGGCATCACCGCCAGGATTATTGAAAGTACCTGACATCAATAGAGCATTTTCACTTTGATCAAGGCGAGCGAGTTCTTTAAGCCCAGTGCCAAGCCTAAATGCTATGTCGGTATTATTTGGACTATCAATAAGAGAAGTGGAAGTTGATACATCGAACTGAAGCCTGGTAGAACCTCCTGGGCGTTCAATCTTTACTTGCCCCCCGTTAGACTTAAGAAAGATGTCGTCGGCATCAAGAGTAATGTTTCCACCCTCACTGGAGGATAGAGTAGTATCTCCACCATCTGCAACAGTCAAAGTTGCAAAACTATCTGCGTCATACGAGAACCTAGCTTGAGTGGAGGTGTTAAGAACATCTAGTGGTGCTGATGGACTGGCTGTCCCAATACCAACTCGTCCTGAACCTGTGACGAACAAAGATGGGGCTGCGCCGGGTTGATCACCGTGGTCAACTCTAAGCAAGACTGGTCCGCCTTTATCTGCACCTGCTTCAGAAGAAGAAATGTGAAGGGATGCCTTGTTGGTTATCATATGACCACTAGATGAGCTTCCTATATTTACGCTATCTCCGTTTGCGAGCATGGTCATTATCCGCTTGCCGCCAAAGCTGGCACCGTTGAACTCGTACCTATTATTATTAGAAGAATAATAAAAAACGGCTTTTCTAT